GCGTTGCCAGACTACGCCAAGGACACCAAGCTAAACTTGGATGCTGTTCTTGTGCGTAGCACCCTGGATGCAGATGTGGCCATGGGTTGTGCTGTGGCCGCCTTGGCCGCAACAGGCAACGGCAAGGTATTGGCAGTGCTGTTGGCAGACGCTCCCGTGCATGCTGACTCAGCCATGACAGCGGCTTCGATCATGGCACAGAACAATGTATGGTATCCCTACGTTGAAATGGCAGATGATGAACAGCTAAAAGGCCTGCCAGCTCAGCTACGCATGAATGCAATCGCAAGTCATGGTGGAACTACCAAGTCAAATTTTGAAGCGTTCAGTTTGGCCGCTTCAATCGTTGGCAAGTGTCATTTCTGTGTCAAGGCACATTATGAAACACTCAAAGCAGAAGGCTACACTGTAGAGAACCTACGTGACATCGGACGCATTGCTTCGGTCATGAACTCTGTGGCCAAGGTCCTAAACAGTTAATCAACAAGGAAATCAAAATGGCAACAGCTAAAACAGTGAACAAGCTCAGCGACAAGCTGACCAAGGTAAATGAATCCTTTACCATCAACATGTACGACAACGGCTTCATGGTAGAAGCAGGTGGTCGCAACAAAAAGGGCGACTATGTGAACGCCAAGATCCTGTGCAACACCTTGGATGAAGTACTGGGCTTGGTCAAAGAAGCCGGCGAAATGGATCGCGACGTTTAAGGAGTAGATCATGGCTCAGTGGACTGTTAAAACCTATTACAAGAAGAACGTGCAAGAAGTGGAAACCTGGAATCGGGTGGAAGGTGAAGGCACCATGACCATCATCAATGGTTTCCGTTGGAGCGAGTTTGATGTGACCACATCAGATGACAATCCACCTGAGTTTGAATTCACTCATGTGCCCGGCGGTGATGGTCGCAAAGACAGCATTGACATGCTAAACTGCGAAGTCAACAACATCGAAAGCGTTGAGCTTGTGAGCATGGACGACGGCGGTTGCTGGTATGACATCGAGATCGACGGTCTTGAAGAAGAAGAGGAAGAAGCCCTGCGCGAGTTCCTGGACGAAAACAGTCCATACGAACTGGAAGAGCGTGAGGAAGATCCCTGGAGTCAAGGTGACACCGAATGGTGGATCTGGGGTCCAATCGAGATCACAGGCGAAGATGGCTATCGTCGAGTGATCTGTGCAGACGACAACGGCAACGTGATTGATTTTATCGAGGACAATGAATGACAACTGTACTGGTAACTGGCGCCACAGGCTACATTGGTAGCCATGTTTGCAAGAACCTAAAGGCCGCTGGTCACGTGGTCATTGGCCTGGATCTTGTGCGCAGAGATCATGCTGTCAAGCACATGCATGAATTTGTGCAGGGTGACTACTGTAGTGATGTCATGGCAGATCTCTTGTCTGAGCATTTGCCTGATGCAGTGGTACACTGTGCAGGCACCAGCTTGGTTGGTCCCAGCCTTGAAGATCCTGCCGAGTACTATGTGAACAATGTGGCCAAGACTGCCAAGTTCTTGGACATGTTGCGTTGGATACCCAACATTCCTGCCGTGGTGTTCAGTTCCAGTGCCGCAGTGTATGGCAACCCAGACGTGGACATGATCTACGAAAACCAGCCGTACAATCCAGTGAGTCCATATGGACAGACCAAGAGCATGATTGAGATCATGCTGGTGGACTTTTGTCGTGCTTACGGCATGCGAAGTGCCAGCCTGCGCTACTTCAATGCCTGTGGTGCTGATCTCGACGGTGAGCTGGGCCAAGCACCAGGTGCCACACATATCATTGCACGACTGCTGGAGTCCAAGAAAGCCAATCAAAAGTTCACCTTGTATGGCACTGACTATCCAACACCCGACGGCACCTGCATACGTGACTATGTACACGTGGTTGACCTGGCTGAAGCACATCAGCTGGCTGTGGAGTATCTACTGAGTGGCCAGGAAGAATGCTTTGCTGTGAACCTGGGTGGCGGGCAAGGCCACAGCAACAGTGAAGTGATTTCGGCTGCTGAATCTGTGGTCGGCAACATTTCGATCGAACCAGGTGTTCGACGTCTAGGAGATCCTGCTCGATTGGTTGCTGGTACCATGGCTGCCAAGACCAAATTGGGTTGGACACCAGAACATTCGGACTTGAAGACCATCATTGAATCAGCGTGGAATTGGTATAATAACCCGCCACAACCCATTGACAATCTGTCTAAATAATCATACAATTAACACAATGACATCCACGTCACTAACTCGGAGAGAAAAAATTGGTTTATAACAAAGCATATATCAGCAACGATCCAGAAGACACAGCCCTGGACGCAATGGCAGGTGACGGTGGTTACCAATTGGCCAAACTATCAGATCATCTGCGCTTCAAGATGAAGCGTGACAACAAGCGTTTCTGGGCTGGCGACAACATCAGCGACTATGTTAGTGAACAACATAAAGAGAAACTAATTGAAGAAGCTACAGAAGCATTCGAAACAGTACTGGATCGCTTGCTTATTGATCGTGAGAACGATCCTAACTCGAAAGGCACAGCACGTAGACTGGCCAAGATGTATTTTAATGAAGTGATGGCAGGTAGGTATGACCCGGCACCAGATGCAACAGCTTTTCCAAATGACAGCGATGATCGTTACGAAGGTATGCTTGTGGTTCGTAGCGAGTTGCGTAGTATGTGTAGCCATCATCACCAACCCGTTAACGGTGTTGCTTATATTGGGATCATTGCCGCTAGTAAACTTATCGGACTCTCTAAGTATACTCGTATTGCTCAGTGGTGCAGTCGGCGTGGGACTTTGCAAGAAGAACTCTGCAACGACATCGCAAGGGAAATCCAAAAAGCAACAGGAGCCAATGACCTAGGCGTGTACATCCAGGCTGTGCATGGTTGCTGTGAGAATCGCGGTATCATGGCACATTCCAGTCTCACACAGACCACAGTGCTGAGAGGTGCGTTCAAAGACGATGGCAACACAAAGAAGGAATTCTTTGACAACATCAAACTACAGCAAGAGTTTGCACCGCGATGATGAAAGTAGGCCAGTCAAACAAATGTGGTTGTGGTCGTTCTCTGGACCCTGAAGGTCGTTGCGACAGCAGTCATGCACTGACCGAAGACCAGTACCAAGAAATGCTGGAAAGAGTTGAACGCCGTAAAAAAGAAAATATCATTCGCTCTCACTATAATTACGACACAGTGGACAGCGAAGGAGGAGAAACTGATTGAGCAATCGTGACACCGCGAAAGACATCGCTGACAATTTTTTTGAACGAGTCAAGAACATGCAGACATTTCGCGTGGTACGAAAGCTGGATGATCGCAACAGTATATTTGGTGGGCGCATTCCGTTTGACGTGAAGGTAAACCAAGAAAATGTGTTGACTGCCACTGTGTATGCTGTGAGTCGTACCGAAGCAGAAGCCAAAGTGGATGAGTGGTTGGATCGCCTGGAAGGCGAATATTGATGGGGACTAGCATGCCAAGCAGAGAAAAAGATTCGTCAGACTTTGACCTAGAAGCATTTATCGACCTGTTTGATGAAGCACTGGCCAGCAATGATCCCAGTGTCAAACAGACCCTGCATCATCTCATGATCATTGCGGCCCTGGCACGTAACCACGACAAGCACTCTGAACGCGAAGGTCCACTGCGCAGGCTGTTCCAAGAACATCGTGATCTCATACGCCGTATTGAACGTCTGGAGTTGGGCAAAGAGTATCCAGGACCTGGCTTTGGTCCGTCTCCTTTTCAACCACCTTACCAACCGACTCCGTATGTTCCACCTACTACCATTGGACCAAACACAGGCTCTTGGCCTCCTCCTAACACAGGCACTTATCCGCCAGGCACTATCTTTGCACAGAACCTTGCAGACATCACACAACGCATCAACGGAGGCCAGTTGGACTCTCCTGTTGCTGAACGTGTGGAAGTGGAATCATGGAAGACTGCAGGCTATACAGGCAGTACCATAGGAGGCAGTGAATGCTGAAGAGCATGGATACTGCTGTCACAGTTGAAGAAATACTTACCACCTGGCGCTACATAACACTAGAAC